GCGTCGGCGTTTTACTAATGATGAGCCGACTATGACGCAACAGCATTTTAAGGATGAGTCCGACATTAATACCATTATGTCTAAGTATCAGCGGACTGGTTTCCTGGTTGATCCACTTGTTGCGGTTTCCTCTCGCCCGGAGTTTGGTGATTTTTCTACCATGTCTGATTTTATGGATGCTCAGAATGTTATTGCTGAAGCTAATCAGCTATTTGCGGAGCTGCCTTCCTCTATCCGCAAGCGTTTTAACAATGATCCTGCTGAAATGCTCTATTTTCTCGGCGAGCCTGATAATAAGGATGAGGCTATTAAGCTGGGATTGGTTAATGCCCCAGCTCCTCCCCCGCGTGCTCCTGAACCCCTGTTGGTGAAGATGGTCGCTGATCCGCCACAGAAGTCAGAACAGTTACCTACTTGATGTAACTGTTCTGACTGACACCGTTTTACCCTTAATCTTTAAGGAGGTGTTTTTTTAGGATGAAATCCGTTATGAAGCATCAATTTTCTCAAATTCCTCGTGCTGATATTCCCCGCTCAAGTTTCGACCGCAGTCATGGTTACAAGACTACTTTTGATGCGGGTTACCTGGTTCCTTTTTATGTTGATGAAGCATTACCAGGTGATACTTTTAATTTGCGTGCTAATATTTTTGCTCGTTTGGCTACTCCCATCGTTCCATTTATGGATAATTCCTTTATGGAGACGTTCTACTTTGCCGTTCCTGTCCGGTTAGTTTGGGATAACTGGCAGAGATTTAATGGAGAGCAGGATGATCCAGGTGACTCTACTGACTATCTTATTCCGCAAATTGTTTCTCCAGCCTCTACTGGTTGGGCTGTCGGTACATTGTCTGATTACTTTGGTTTGCCTACTGGCGTTCCTGGTCTTTCTGTTAGTTCACTTTGGCATCGGGCCTATAATCTCATTTGGAATGAGTGGTTTCGTGATCAAAATTTACAGAATAGTGTAGTAGTTGATCGTGATGATGGCCCGGACGCCAATGCTGATTATGTTTTACTTCGCCGTGGTAAGCGCCATGATTATTTTACGTCTTGTTTGCCTTGGCCTCAGAAAGGCCCTGGTGTTGAATTACCTCTTGGCTCTAATGTTCCTGTTTATGGAGATGGCAAAGCTTTAGGTCTTACTATTGGCGCTGGTAATTTAGGCGCTCGTACTGGTACCTTTGGTAGTTCTGTTGATCGTGGTATGTCTATTGTTCCACAAGCTTATAATGCTAATGTTGGTGCTACCGTTACTAATGATTCTACTATAACTGCACAGCGTGCTGTTGGTGTTGTTGGACCCGGTAATGAATCCGGTCTATATGCAGATTTATCTGCCGCTACTGCCGCCACTATTAATTCTCTTCGTCAGGCTTTTCAGATTCAGAAATTGTATGAACGTGATGCTCGTGGTGGAACGCGGTACACAGAGATAATCCGTAGTCATTTTGGTGTTGTTTCGCCTGACGCTCGTTTGCAACGTCCTGAATATCTTGGCGGCTCTTCTAGTCGAGTTAATATTAATCCCGTACAACAGACTTCTTCCTCAGATGGGACTACTCCACAAGGTAATCTTGCCGCTTACGGTCTTGTTGCTGATTCTAAGGCTGGTTTTACTCGTTCTTTTACTGAACATACCCTGATAATTGGTTTAGTTAATGTTCGTGCTGATCTCACCTATCAGCAAGGTATTCCCCGTATGTTTTCTCGTGAAACTCGTTGGGATTTTTACTGGCCTGCACTTGCTCATCTTGGCGAGCAAGCTGTTTTGAATAAAGAGATTTATGCTCAAGGTACTTCCGCAGATGATAATGTTTTTGGTTACCAGGAACGTTGGGCAGAGTATCGTTATTTTCCGTCCCAGATCACTGGGCAGTTTAGGTCTACATATGCCCAATCCTTAGATGTTTGGCATCTTTCTCAGGAATTTGGTTCCCTTCCTTCCCTGAATGCTACTTTTATACAGGATGATCCTCCCTTTGATCGTGTTATTGCTGTACCTTCTGAACCTCATTTTTTATTTGATAGTTATATTCAATTACGTTGTGCCCGGCCTATGCCTGTGTATAGTGTTCCCGGTTTGGTTGACCATTTCTAATATAGTTTGGAGGTGTGTGTTTTCTGGGAAGCAATTGCTGGTTCTGTCGTTTCCGGTTTATTTAATCAACATTCTGCTAATAGGCAGATGTCTTTTCAACAGCGTATGTCCGATACCGCTCATCAGCGTGAGGTCGCCGATTTAAAGGCCGCTGGTCTTAATCCTATTCTTTCTGCAACTGGTGGTTCTGGTGCCTCTACTGGATCAGGCGCTTCTGCTCAATTGAACAATGTCACTTCTGATTATGTGACTGCTAAACGCTACCGTGAAGTAGAGAAGGCTATGGCTAATGCTGATATTGGCTTAAAAGAGTCCTCTACTGCTAAGAATGCTTCTGATATTACTGTTAATGATGCTACTAAGCTTAATATTGCTGAGAGTGTTAAGACTGCCCAAACTACTCAGGCTGTTAATTCTGCTGTCGCCGCTAAGACTGCGGCTGAGACTACTGAGAGTCTTGCTCGTGCTAAGCTGATCGAGGCCCAGACCATCGAATCCGGTACCCGTTCACGTGTTAATGTTACCAATGTCGATTATCTTAATGCTGGTATTCAGCAAAGCATTGCTCAGGCTATGGCTTTAGGCACTCAATCTGCTCTTAATTTGGCTAATGTCAATCGTGTTGGTCAAGAAACTAAGAATTTAGGCCAGACCTTTGATTTGTCTAAGCATAAGCAAGCTTTTGAGAACACTAGTGATTTGGCCCCCTGGTTTCCTTTTGCTGGTAAGTGGATTGACACATTTTCTCCGTTTAAATTTTCCGGTAAATAATAAGGCGCCCCTGGTAGTCCGATTTGCAAAATCGCACTACCAGGGACGCAATCGGTTCCGCAGAACCGAAACTATTTGAACATTTGTATTTGTAACAATTCTTCTGGTTTGATTTTGCCGTTTCCCTTCTCATATGTCAAGATGTAGTGATGTAGTGCTAATCTTACTATATCTGGGTATGACAGACTGCTTTTCTCTGCTATAACCTTTAATTTGTTAATCATAGACTCTTCTACCATAGTATTTACATTTTTCTTCACTTTATACCTCCTAGTTTTTTTGTGATTTAAGTATAGCATAATATATAATAATATGCTATAATATATTTTGAAATCGTGAATTTGCAAAGGAGTTGGTGTTATGAGACGGCGTATGAAGCTACGCTCAAAATCTTCCAAGAGAATGTTTTCCAAGCATGCGGCTAAGACGCACGGCAAGAACCTTCGTGCTGTCCCCATGCGTGGAGGCTTTAGGATCTAATGGCTTGCTATCACCCGATAACGGCTTATCGCTCCAAGCTTGGCCGCGACCCTAAGACTGGGAAGTGGCCCGTGGTTTTTAATGTAAGCCACGGTTATTCGGATTTGCCTGTTATTGTGCCTTGTGGCCAATGCATTGGATGTCGATTAGAGAGAAGTCGCCAGTGGGCTATCCGTTGTGTCCATGAGGCTTCATTGTTTGAATTTAATTGTTTTCTTACTCTTACATATCGCGAGGAATCGTTACCTAGCGTTGTTGACCCTTCGACTGGCGAAATTCTTCCTACTCTTCTGTATCGTGATTATGTTTTGTTTATGAAACGCTTCCGCAAGCGTTTTGGTAATGGTATTCGTTTTTTTATGTGCGGTGAGTATGGCGAACAATTTTCCCGGCCGCACTATCATGCTGTTATTTTTAACTTCGATTTTTCGGACAAGTATCTTTGGTCTATCCGCCAGGGCGTTCGTCTTTATCGTTCTCCTTCTCTTGAGGAACTTTGGTTTCATGGTCAGAGTACCATTGGTTCGGTTACCTTTGAGTCTGCCGCTTATGTTGCCCGTTATATCGTTAAGAAGATAACGGGAGATATGGCCGAAAGTCATTATGCTGGCCGTAAGCCTGAATTTACCAATATGTCCAGGCGGCCAGGAATAGGCCATGATTGGTTTGTTAAGTACCAGGATGATGTTTACCCCTCTGACAAGTGTGTTGTGCGCCCTGGTCTCATCTCTCGCCCTCCTAGATACTATGATAATCTTTATGACTTGTCCAATTCTGACAAGTTTGTTAAAATTAAAGATAGGCGGCGTAAGGCCGCCAAGGAGGCGACGGATAATTCCTATGAGCGCCTTGCTGTCAAGGAGCGAGTACAGTATTGCCGTTTCAAGAAACTTATCCGTCCCTTTGAAAGTTCATCGCAACTTTAACGCAATAAGGGGAGTGATGATTTGTTACGCAGGTTGTATTCTGTGTATGACGACAAAGCTTGTTTTTTTGGTATTCCTTTTCATTCTCTCACCGATAATGAGGCAATTCGTTCTTTTGCCGATGCTGTGAGAGATCCCCAGACCCGGCTCGCGCTTCACCCTGATGACTATACATTATATCATGTTGGTGTATTCGATGATAATGCCGGCGTTATTGAGCCAGTTAAGCCGGCTTATTTATCTCGTGCCTCTGAGCATGTTCCCGTTATTGGCGGCCCTAAATAGGGCCGCTTTGTCTATTTTTGGAGGTGATTTTTTTGCCAAAAATTTTTTCCCGTTATGATCTTCCCCCGCGTCGGCGTTTTACTAATGATGAGCCGACTATGACGCAACAGCATTTTAAGGATTAGTCCGACATTAATACCA